GCTGGATGGCACTGTCGATGCGCTCCATTGCGCCGGCGGCGGCCTCTAGCTGTTCGCCGGTGAAACTGCCTAGCGTTGCCGACCACGATTCAAGCCCCGCCTTGAACTCGGGTGCGGTAACGATGCTGGTCAGCGCCGCCATGGGGCCTGCAAGCTGCTCAAACATGCCCGTGAACAGCGTGCGGCCTACGATGTCCTGTATCTCTTGCAGGCTGGACAGCATCCCCGAAAAGGACGTCGCACTAGCCGCGCCAGCGCCCGCGTAGAGCTTCTCCGTGTCGCTGATAATGGCGTTGATGGCAACGTCTGCCGAAACCGCGCCCTTCTCAATGTCCTTGTACAGTGCCTGGCCAGTCTTGCCGGTAGCGTCGGCAAGGATGCGCATCACGTCCACACCGGCTTCGGTGAGCTGGTTGACCTCTTCGAGCGACACCTTGCCCTTAGTGCGCATCTGCCCCAGGGCCCGGTTAATCTGCTCAATGGCCGGCCCGCTGGCGCCCGTCGCCGTAGCAAAGTTGAGCATCGCCGCAGTCAAGCGTTGCGCCTCTTTGGTATTGAAGCCCAACGCCATCGCCAGCCGGAAGGCGTTGGCGACGTCGTCTTGGCGAAACGGCGATTCAATGGCGAGCTTTTCGATCCAGCCCAGCAATTCCTTACTCTGCGTCTTGGTCTGCGCGAGGGCCTGCGTCATGGTTGACGCGCTGCCGCTCAGGAGGGCCTGTTTGGCAGTAAGGGCGTTGATCGACTGCCCTAGACGTTCGTAGGCGGCGTAGGACTGGAGGGCACCCTGCGCCATCTTGAGCACGCCAAAGCCGGCCGCCGCGGTGAGCCCGGCTGCTGCCGCGCCGACGCCGACAATGGCCTTTTCCATCGTGCTAAAGCCGCCGGCCGCCGATGCCGCGCCCTTGCCCAAGCCCTCTATGTTGCGCTTTGCCGATGCAAGGCCGGGTCCGGTCTTATCCTCTACGACTATGCCGACCTTTACTTCATCGCCCACAGTGCCGCCCCTTACCTGCCCGCTTACCTGCTAAGTGCCGTCCGCGCTTCGTTCATCTGCGCATCGCGCTTATTGCGCTCTGCCGTCCAGTGCTGTTCCGCCGTGATGCGCATGGCGATTTCTTCCACCAGGTCGTTGGGGGCCTCGCACAGGTCCTGCCAACTCCATCCGTATTCGCGCATGATCGCCAGCAGCACGCCGTATCTGGTCGGCGTGGCTACGTTCTCGCTGTCGTACATGATGCGATCTTCGTAGCCACGCCATATCAGTTTCCCTCGTCCGCGGTCAGCTCTGCCAGCGCGTTGGCTTCGCTAACCAGCTTGTCAGCAATGTAGCCCGGCAGTTCCGCGATGTTCTCTGCCGAAGCCGGCCGCCCTTCGAAGTCGGGTCCTTCCCAACTCACGACGGCCCGGCACAACAGTTCCATCTGGTAGCGCGGCATGTCCAGTATCCCGCCCTTGACCGACTTCGATGCCGCCTCCTGGCGTTCGCCATAGGTGACGCGCTTGATGGTGACGGTGTTGCCGCCGCCAAGGTCTACCGGCTTTGTTACACTGGTAAAGAATCCCATAACGCTCCTTGGTGTGCCCCCTGATTACGGCAGTGTCGCCACGCTGTTGAGCACGGTGCAGGTCCAGAACAGCGTGTCGGCGCTGCTGTAGACTGCGTGCCCGCTCAGTTGTACCGTCGTGTTGCCGTCGCTGTTGGTGTAGTCGCCAACGGAGTCGTGCACGCCCGCCCACTGGATGGCAAAAGACTTGCTGCCGGAACCCGTCGCAATCAGCTTGATTAGCCGCACCGTGCCATTCAACCGCGCCGTGCGTTCGGTCGCCACCTGCGAGGCTGCGACGTCCTTCTCCAGCTCCAGCGTGATGGTGTAGGTGATCTCCGGCTTGGTCCACTTGTACGTCGGGTGGTACAGGTTGCCGTCGCCAACGGGCAAGGGCACCAGCCCCGTCTTGACCCGCACCTGCGCGCCCATGAACGTGCCGACCTTCTGCGTCGTACCGATGGTGCCGCCGGTCGCATCGATGTAGAGCAAGGTCTTGGGGATTAGCACTTCCTCGACCGTGACCAACGTGGACAGCGCCGTCGGTGTAGCACTGGCAGGGCGCCGGCCAAACCAGGTGGCGCTCATTTTCCAGGCCTCGCGCGCGTTGCCCTCGAAGGTGAACTCCTCTACCAAGCCGCCGGTCATCTTCTGCGCATCGACGTCCGCCAGGTTGTTGTACGTTTCGATGGTGTAGCTCTTCGGCGTCGGCACCGTGTTATCGGTCGGGTACGTATACACCCGCGTGTACGGGCCGGCACCGCTGGGGGTCGCCGCCTTGACGCCGGCCTCCAAGATGTGGCAGACCTGTTCGAACGTCAGTTCGGTGGAGGGCATCGCCAGCCGGCCAAGGTGCTTGGTATCGTAGGTGCGCTCGGCTTGCACCAGGAGCCCGACGTTCTCGTCGACCGTCACCTTCTCGCTGGCATCCTCGACCATGCTAAACGGACCGCGCCACAGCGTAGTGGCCGCCACGCCGGTGCCGAACGTCGATTCCCGCCCTAAGGCGGTTTTGTTCATCGTAAACGGGCCATACTGGCTAGCCATTGCTTACCTCCTGCGCGGCCGGTGCTGCCGCCGCCTGCTTACCCTTGGGTGCCTGCGCCGGCTGCCCCACTGGTTCATACATCTGCGTGTGGGTGACCGCTTCCTGGTCGGCAATGAGCGCGCCATACTGCGCGGCTTCCTCTGCCGTCAGGTCGCGGGCGGGTACGCCGTGGATAAAGGCGCCGCCCAGATACCTCAGTGTGATCTCGCTCATTGCTCGATTACCTTTACTGTTACCTCAAACCGCATTCCGTAATGCGTGACGTTGTTGTAGGTCAAGCCCAGCGCCCGGTAGGTGATGGGCCATCTGATGTGCGTGACGTTGCCGCCTAGCAGCGGGTCCGCCTTCAGGGCTGCGAACACCCGATCGGGCCACACCTTCGCCCCGTCGACCGCTTGCGCCGTGATGTTGGGCGCCTGGTAGATCTCGATAGCCATGGTATGGAAGGCAATGCCGCCCGCGCCGCTGTCACTCATCTCGCCATTGCTGGCCACCACGAACGCACAGGGGAACTCGCTCAGGCTGGCCGGCGGGTCATCGTAGACCCTGGTCAGCCCCGGCATTGTCTCCACTGCGCCTAGCAGCCCGTCAATTGCCCCGGCTAAGGTATCTGGCAGGCTCATAGCAGGCGCACCCCGATGCGGAACGGCGCCAGCAGCGCCACGACCTGCTTGGGCATCTTCTCGCTGTACATCATCTGCCCGATTTCGGCGTTGTTGTTGGAATCCTGCAGCCCGGCCTGGTAGCGCTTATACATCCACGCCGCCAGCATGGTCGTCGCCTCCTTGACGGGCGTGGGCGGCGTGGTGCTCCACCCCCACTTACCCGTCACGGTGTAGAGCCCATCCTGCACCCACTGCCAGCCGGGGCCGGTTGACAACATGCGGATCGTCCAGTAGTGCCCGCCGTTGAGCGGGTAGAGCCGCACCGTCGCCTTGTCGATGGCCGTGCCGTCGCCGTTCGTCAAGCTGGTCAGCGCCACCAGCGGCATGTCCAGATGCAGCGCCCCGTCATCGATGGCGCAGGCGTCGTACTGGCGGGTGCTGTCTGCCGTCACGGCAAAGCCGCCGGCCGGCACGGCACAGTGGGCGTCAATCCAACGGCTTGCCGAATCAGCCAGCGTGGTCAGCCAGCCATCGTCTTGCGTGCCGGCGATGTTAAGTGCGACCGCTACGTCGTTCGCTGTGCAGTAGGATGCTGTCATAGCGTGCCCCCGCTTACCTTGCGCCTGGCAGGCTTAGGCAATGCGGGTGTGATTTCCGGTTCCGGCTCGGCGAATGCCACCGCCCGCCCTTCGCCAATCAGGGCTTGTGCGATGGCAGGCTCGAACTCCGCCACCTGTCCAGTGACGTAATAGTTCTCGCGTGTCAGCTTGCCCCGATAGTCAACCAGAAATTGCACCCGCATTGCCCTGTCTCCTTATGCGAAGGTCACGTTGGTGGCGCTCGTTACCAGCCATTCGCCTTCGTAGGCGATGCAGGTAAACCCGTCACCGATAGCCCCGCCGAACGTGCCTGTGTCTTTGGCGGCGTCCCCGGCGTTGAAGCCGATGGTCGCTGCCGCAACGGTGTGCGCC